CAGGCCCCTTCCGGGTCTACCGCGACATCAACGGCAATATCTACCATAGTGTTACACACATCCTAAAGGAAACAAGCGACAAGACCGGACTGGAGCGCTGGGAAGCCCGCCTCGGCCCCGTCGAAGCCACCCAACAACGCAATGTTGCCGCTACCCGAGGCAACATGGCCCATTCACAAGCTGAATACCTTCTCAAGACAGCCCAACAGCTGGCGCGTTCCACTGCAAACAAGCGCAATTCAATCCGCTGGGACGAACAAGGCTTGGCGCGCATCCCAACCCCCATCACCCAGTGGGCACTGAAACGGGTCCGCCCAAATGTTCCCCGAGTTGGCTGGAGCGCTGCAGGCTACGCCCGGGGATTGTCTGACTGGATCACCGAAAACGTCACCGAAATTTTCGCCTCAGAGTTTTCCATTCACCACCCCGCAGGATTCGCTGGAACTTGCGATGCCTTAGTGGGCATGAAAAATAACGAGCTGGTACTAGCGGACTGGAAGACCAGCGTGGGACGCAAAACAGACGCTAAAGGTCGCCTCCCACCCGGCCATTCATACATCGACCAGTGTGGCGCCTACTCACTGGGACTCCGCCACCTCACCGGCCTATCTCCAACTGGAGCAGCCATTGTCCTGGCACGCCGCTGTGGCGAACCCAACGTCCATTACATGTCGGCTCGTGAACTCACCGACGCAGAAAACTCATTCATGGCTCGCGTGGAGCTGTACTTCGACCAACTACAAAAAGCCATTCAAGAAAACCAAGCTTCAGCGTGAAGCCTAATTATCCGCCATTCATAATCCCAATAAATTCCGGTTATTGACCATTCAAGTATTTGCTGGAACGACCATTCACCCAATACTTCACGATTTCTTTCATTCATTAACACACTAAGCCCCAGAATTCCATTCATGCTGGAGCGGCGAAAGTCACACGGGGCCACCGGGCTCTATACCTGTTGGCACCCGATGTTGAGCCTGATGGAACGTCTCGTGAGTCTCAACTGAGACGCAAGGGTAGAGGCTAGGGAGGGTAGTGCAAACGAACTAGTCCCCCAGACTGCGGGAGCCTGGGGGATGCTGGAGCGTATCAGCTGGAGCGCTTCCGGGATGGCTGCGCCTTGCCGGCATCTGAGCGCCGCTTACGCGGTGCACCTTTGCCGGCCTTCTGCCTAGTCGCTGGAGCGCTTACCTGTTCAGCGCCGCGCGGAAAAAGTCCCGTAGCTTGTGGAAAAAGCTCGGCGGGTATGTCAGCCCCGCCGTTCACCCGCTGACAGTCTCGCCAGTACGGGATCAGCTCCCGCCATAGCTGGAGCGGCCCTTCCTTGCCGTGGGCAGCCTGGAGCGTGAGCAAGTCTGCCCAATCGCTCGCCTCGATACTGGAGCGCTCTACAGCCCACCGCAGGTCGCGCAGGTGGCGCTTCTCCAGCCTGAGCGCTTCCCGCTCAGCTTCTCGGGCTTCTCGCTGGCGCCCCTTTGTCGTCCATTCGCCGCCGCTCATGCTTCCGGCTCCCAAAACACCCACTCATCAGCGCGCAGGTATCCCCAATCGGTGTAGGGGTGAAGCTCGCCCAAAATTCGGGGCCTCAGGTCTGCCGTACGGCTGGAGCGTTTGCGGCCCCAGTTGGAGCGCTCTGGCGTGTAACCGCCCCACCAAAACACCGCGCCGACCGGCACGGCTCCAAAGGTTGTGCGTTGCATGGTTCCCTGTAGGTTGGGGATACCCTCTAACAGTAACAGCAACCCCGCCAACCGCCAGCCACGTTAAGACGTGTAACAGTAACGGCAGGGAAGGGCTGGAGCTGAGGCTAGGATCTGGAGCGAACCACCTAGGCAAACCAGCCATGGCACACACCAAAGCATCGCCAGCACTGCTAGAGCGAATCGACCGTCTTACCGGCTGCCAAGGGCACTGGGTTTTGATCCGCGACGGCGAACCCGAGACGGATTGCAGCCACCACTGGCACCAAGACCACACCGAGCACCTCGCAACTTGCCTAGCTGAGCACTGGCGCGGCGTCTCGCTCGGGTTCGTGCCGTCTTACTGCGGTTACAGCGACTACGCCAGCACTGGCCTAGTGGGGCTGTCCAACTTCCGGGTGTTGACTGACCCTGCCAGCACACCGGATCCCCACGGCGGCATTCTGGAAGTCGGCTATGGGTGGAACGGTCGCGGCGTCGTGCTGGATCTGCTGCGCGTCCCGGCGGACGTTCTGGAGACGGTCGAAGCGCTGGAGTCCTACCCGCTCATCTCTGAAGACGACCACAGTCAGCTGGAGTGCGACGCCGTGACGGCGGATTGGAGCGACGAAAGCATCGCCGACCGGGTGCGGACCCTACAGCAGCTGGGGCTGAGCGTGTTTGCGGCCCGCGATTCTGCCGCCCCTTGGCGCGACGGTTTCGACTCGCTCCGGGACTACATCCTGGAGAATCTGAACGCCTACCCGACCGCCGCCGCTTAACGGCTGGCCCGTCCGGGCTTACTGTATTTCACGAGACCCAACCCTAAGGCTCACTCATGACTCATTACACCGCTGAACAGCTGGCATCCTTCCCCTGGATCGTCAGCACTGACACGCTCCGCAACGAAGACCTACTGGTTCGCTACTGGCAGGCAGCTGAGCAGTGCCACGCGATCAAATACTCAGGGCATCCCTTTGCCGCTGAGCACCCCGCACTGGTTCAGCAACTGGAACGGCTGGCAGGCGAAGACTCTAAGGAGTCCGACTGGAACGAGGAGCAGGCCGCGCAATGCGTGGATGATCTGGCAGAGATCCTGCAAGACTACGCACCCGCAGGCTTCGGCTTCGGCGCTTCCATTGGCGACGGTGCCTGCTTTGGCTTCTGGATCGGTGAGGAGTGGGCCGAAGCGCTGAAAACTCTAGGTTTCGGTTATGACGACCCTACCGGCTGGGCCGAGTTGATCTCACGGCTGGAGCTTGACGGCATTGATCCCGAGAATATCGAAGACGCCTATCAAGGCCGCGCCGAAGGTTACAGCGAGGAGCAGGCCGGCGCTGAATTCGCGCAGGGATTGGCTGAAGAGCAAGGGCTAATGCCGCAACAGCCTGGATGGCCGTTCTCTTGTATTGACTGGTTGGCCGCATGGCGTGAGCTCGAGATTGGCGACGGTTACCTGCTTCATGACATTGGCGGGGAATATCTGGTCTTCCGTAGCGTTTGACTGGCGCGCCCACCGATCAGCAGCCCGGCCAAACGGTCGGGCTTTGTTGTGCTGACCTAAGATTGAACCAAACGGCCAGAGATTCTAACAATGTCGGACGCACCGGAAGCTAACAAGGTGGCGCCGGATGATGCTCCGGAAGCTGTAAAGAATGAACCGCTGACTGTGGGCAACGATCCCACCAAACGCTGGCGTGGTGGCAAGGGTTCATCAGTGCGGATGGATGAGCGGATGAACTTCGCCTATGCAGCGATGCTGGAGGGTGGCACCCGTAGGCAGGTTCTCCAAAAAGTGATGGATCGGTTTGGGGTCTCGGAAGTTACAGCAGGCCGGGACTATACAGCCGCTATGCAGATTCTCAAAACGGAGCAAATTGAGACACGTGAGAATTTGCTAAACCAAATACAGGCACTGCGTCTCGCCACTGTGCAGAAGGCCCTCCGGAAGGGTCAGCTACAGACCGTGGCGATGCTGCTCAAAGACATGGGCGCTGTAATCGGTGAGGCTGCACCCGAGCAGCAGGCAGCCGCTGCACCGCAGCTCAACATCGTGGTCGAAGACAAGCGCCATTCATAACAGCCATTCAGGCCATTCATTCATTCATTCATTCATTCATTCATTCATGGCGGCCATTCATGTCTGGGGCGACCCATTCATAACGGCCATTCATGCCATTCATGCACACACACACACACGTGCGCTCTGGCGTATTAACGCGGCACAACGTCATAACGTCATGACGTCATAACGCTGCTGTTATACCCGCAGGTACGCTATAGCGTAACTACAGTGAAACAGTATAACGCTAGTGTTTTAGGGTAGATTCTCCACCTATCCCTTCAGACCCTAGGCTGCCGCGGCCATAAGGTACACTTATCTGTAACAGTATTGATTCCCGCGCCAATCCGTCCTAGGAAGGGCAAGTCCTACGGCAAACCTCACCATGCGACGCATCGAAGCTCAAATGACGGCTGCAGTCTGGAATCACAAAGACTGGCGATCCGCAAATACTGAAGTGCGGATTAATGGTCCGCACGCAATGGTATTTCTTCACGGCAACCATATCGCAACGCTTAACAGAATTGACCGCGCTTTAGAGTTCTACGCCGGCCCGGATTCTCGGTGGTTTAGTCGTACAACTTTCAGCCGCTTAAATGCCCTGGCACTTCAATTCTGCGGGATCAAACCTTTCTACACTTCAAAACACGTACCAATGATCAGCACAAAACGGGGCGATCGGGAATGGCGCGTCCGGGACTTTTACAGCTTCAACGCCTGCGATTGTTAAGTTCTGCAACATGCCCGGCGATCCGGGCCAATCCCGTCTACTGTTAATCACAAGCGGCAACCCAGACCGCACAACCCCACAGAACCATGATCGACCAAACCACTGCGCTGACCCTTAACGCCGATATTTCCGGCGTGGATCTGAATGACGGATTGTTTGTCGCCAACATTAAGGGCGGCGACTCCATCCGCATCAACGGAATAACGATGGAAATGTGGTTGCGTGAGATCCGTTATCTGATCTCATCATTTGAGTGGCGCTCAGAAGGCAAACAACAAGAGCACAAGCACCAGCTGGAACTCTTGCAGGATTCTCTCGCGGATGTGCTGCGCAAGATCAACGCTAAGACGGAGGCGGCAGCATGACCCGCACCCATACCCTCGCGCTGCTGCTGATAGGCGCTGGCATCCTCGCTATGGGCGCCGACAATACCCGCCNNTGGAGCGCTGCGAGGCTACTGGTCGTGGCCCGGCTGAGTGCCGGCTGCTCGTGCTAGGTCGCTAAGCCGTGCTACTGTTGAACAGTACTAAAGCAAACCAAGCTATGAACATCCCTGCTTCCTGCCAAGGTCTCACCATAGGCGTGCACTTCGAGTATGCGGACGCGCTGCACGGTTGCGACCGCTTGGCACACCTCAGCTACCCGGGCAGCCATGGCGCGGCCAGTGTGCAGCACGCAGTATCTACCGTGCTGCGCTTGCGTCCTACTGCTTGCGTGCTCAAGCTCACCAGTATCTATGGCGAGCTAGTGGGTTTTGCTCCCGCTGGGATGGCCTGATCCGCACCACAGGCCGGCATCACACAGCCGGCCTTTTGTTGTGACACAGTATGCCGTTACTGTTGTACTACACTATCACAAGGGGGCGGGGTTGCGATTCTGTGATGCTGTGTCGGGGGCCTAGGAACCTACTGATACATTCGCATTTCCTTCCTCTGTTACACACCCGGGGGAGAGGTTGAAAATCCTGTAATACCCTAGAAGGTACCCGTCTACTACAAATGCCCGAATCTGCTGGAGCGCTGACCCTCCGCTACGCCCAAGGCGAGGTGTTTAACAGCAGAAAACGTTTCCGCGTCTTAGTCGCCGGCCGCCGCTTCGGCAAAAGCTATCTCTCCTGCATCGAACTCTTGCGTGGAGCGATTGAACGCCCCGGCGAAACCTTTTTCTACGCGGCCCCCACCTACCGAATGGCAAAAGACATTGCCTGGAAAGTAATGAAAAAGCTCGTCCCACGAGCTTGGATCAAGAGCAAAAACGAAACCGACCTCAAGATCGAACTCGTCAACGGCTCCACGATTGAGCTGAAAGGCACCGAAAACGCCATGGCCCTGCGAGGCCGAAGCCTTGCTGGCGTGGTACTCGACGAGGCCGCCTTTATGTCCAGCGAGGTCTGGTTCGAGGTCATCCGACCGGCCCTCGCCGACAAACAAGGCTGGGCCTTATTCATCTCCACCCCCGACGGCACAGCCAGCTGGTTCTACGAACTCTGGCAATACGCTGATAGCGGCGACGAGAACTGGAGCCGCTGGCAATTCACCACGATTGACGGTGACAACGTCCCACCCGAAGAAATCGAAGCCGCCCGAGGTCAACTCGACGCCCGCACCTTCCGCCAAGAATTTGAAGCCAGCTTCGAAAACCTTTCGGGCCTAGTCGCCGTGAGCTTCGGCGACGACAACATCAGCCTGGAGTCCGAGGACATTTCCGTCCTCCCACTCCTGCTGGGCGTCGACTTCAACGTGGATCCCATGTCCGGCATCTGCGCCGTCCGCAAGGACGACACCCTCTACGTCTTCGACGAAATCATGCTCACGGGTGGAGCGACCACCTGGGACTTTGCGGAAGAGGTAACCCGCCGCTACGGCGTGGATCGCCGCGTGATCGCCTGCCCGGACCCCACGGGTGGAGCACGAAAAACCAGCGGCGTCGGTCTAACGGACCACAACATTTTGCGCCGCAGCGGCTTTAACGTCTCCAGCCCCAAAGCCCCCTGGAAAATCCGCGACAAAATCACCGCCGTCAACACCGCCCTCTTGGATGCCACTGGAACGCGCCGCACATTGATCCACCCGCGCTGCAAGGAACTAATCAAAAGCCTCCGCACCCTGACTTATGCCCCTGGAACCGGCCTCCCCAACAAAAATCTTGGCGTGGACCACGCTTTCGACGCCTTTGGCTACCTCTGCCTCCAACAATTCAACCTCGCCAAGCACGGCGTCCTCGGCCAAACCAGCTATCGCCTCTACTAACCCCTCGTAGACTGATACAAATACCAATCCGCCATGGCCAAAAAACCAACAAAAGCGGAGAAAAAGGTCTCCAAGGTGATGCGCGAATACGGCGCTGGCACGCTTAAGTCCAGCTCGGGCAAAAAAGTAACGAGCCGCGACCAAGCAATCGCCATCGCACTAAGCGAAGCCGGCAAATCCCGCCCCAAAACCACCAAAAAGCGCAAGAAGTAGCCATGGCACCCAAGAAAAAGGGCTTGTACGACAACATCAACGCCAAACGCAAGCGCATCGCCGCTGGCTCGGGCGAAAAGATGCGCAAACCGGGCAGCAAGGGCGCCCCAACTGCGGCAGACTTCAAAAAAGCGGCTAAGACCGCCAAAAAACCGAAAAAATAGCCATGGCTGTAGTCGCTACCACCGCCGTTAAGCGTTACACCAACACCGTCGAATACTTCGGCGCTGAGATGACCGCCCTCGACGACTGGTTCGAGGCACCCGGCCACACCGGAGAATACGCCTTCGCCGTCCAAGCCACTGGAGCGGCCAACTTCAAAGTCGCCCTAGAGAGTGCCGCCGCCGGCTCCGACGTCTGGTTCACACTCGACGAAAGCAAAACAATCAATGCCGCCGGAGCCTACGTGTATAGCTACACCGGCAAAGTTGCATCCCGCATCCGCGTCCGCATCTCCCAAATCGACTCTGGCACACCCAGCGTTATGCCTGCAATCGGCGTCTGCTACAAGGGCTAATGGCAATCCAAACTGTAAACGGAGGCTGTATTCACATCGAAATTGATGCTGAAGACGGCCTCACCCACGCAACATTCGCCTTCAAAACACCATCAAACCCCGAAATAATCGGCGGTTTTGTGACAATGTTGACCCAAGGCATCGAAGTGCTGGTGCCAATCACCGACCCCGACGACGAGGAAGACGACGATGATTGAGTATCGCGGCGAAAAGTTTGAGGGCTACAACAAGCC